GATTTAATGAATGTGTACAATGTTATATATACGAATATAAGCCCTTAACCATATACAAAACAAGTATAAAATACTGTATAAAAAAAATATCAAAGATAATAGGTGGGTTAAGGATAATCACATAACATTTATGCTTTTGGGGTATACCGTGTATTGTGTTTATTGTCATCAGTATCTCCCATATCATCTTTTTTTTATGATTTAAAAATGTTGCAACCAAAGTTTTTTCCATATATGATAAGAGAAAATGTAATTGACATTCTTAAATAGAGGTATCGTATTTTTATTTACTACATTCGTTATGAATATTTATATAATATAATATTATATAAATATATGATATTAACTATAGATATCGGCTTAAGAAATCTAGCAATGTGTATAATGAGTGCTGTAGACAAACAAGATATATCTACATACAATATACATTTATGGGATGTATATAATACGTTAGATTCAGATGATTATGCATGCGAAGGTGTGCAAAAAAGTGGTAAGGTGTGTGGTAAAAAGTGTACGTGTAAATATTTAATGGATAATGAGTATAAGTATTGTTGTAAAACACATTTTCCTAAGAATATAGAATTTGCAAAAAATAATATTTTTAAAAAAAAGGCGATTAATGATTATTTGCTACAAAATATAGCTAAAATTGTATTAACTAAGATTCAAGAAATTTTCAATGATAACAAAGATATTTTTACAAGTGTAAAACAGATATTGATTGAACTTCAACCCAAAATAAATCGAAAGGCTATATTTACAAGTCATATTATATATGGTAAATTAGTCGAGTTGTATAAAGAAACAGATACGACTATTCGATTTGTAAGAGCTTCGCAAAAGTTAAAAGCTTATACTGGCCCTGAAATTGTATGCAAATTAAAAGGTGCTTACGCGCAAAGAAAATGGTTTAGTGTTCAATACACTAAATGGTTTCTAGAGACTAAATTTTCACAAGACCATAAAGAAAAATGGTTACCTTTTGTATTGTCACATAAGAAGGCTGACGATATCTGTGACACGGCGCTCATGGCAATAAATGGTCTTTATGGTATACCTAAAAAACAATTGAAACATAAAAATGGGAATGAATTAAAGTAAACTTATTTAAAATCAAAACTACTATAATAACCAAATAGCAATGCAAACAGAGTATTCCAAAATAGATTTACACAACAAAGAAAATAAAGTTACAGCTCATTGTATAGTATCCAATGAGCACTATGGCGTTCTAAATAAATACAAATGGTACAATGCAAATGGATATGTTTTATCGACAATTAATAATAAAAGTGTAAGAATTCATAGGTATATATTTACTCACGTATTAAACCAATCAATCTCTGGAAAGAAAGTTGACCATATAAATAACAATAAACTTGATAATCGAATTTGTAATCTAAGATTAGTTACAGCGTCTGAAAATAATCGGAACAGAACAAAATCACAAAATACTACCAGTACATACATAGGTGTCTCAAAAATAGAAAGAAATGTTGGCAAAAAATGGAGAGCGTCAATAAGGGTGCAAGACACTGACCTGACGGCATATTATTCTGAAGAAATACATGCTGCTCACCAGTATAATTTGTGGTGTAAAGAGTATGGTGTAAAGTTTGCAAAACTTAATGATATAGAAATTCCTGCCAATTTTGAACTTTATAAGAAAAGAGACAAAGATTTTCCAAAAGGTATTTGTTTTAGAAAAACATTAGGAAAATTTCAGGTAAGATTGAGGCACAAAAATATTTCTTATAATCTAGGTCATTTTGAAAGTTTACACGTAGCTATAAATATACGAGATAGTAAACTTACAGAGTTAGAAAACATTAAAAGTATAGAAAAGGGGGATGAAGAGTTGAAAAAACGAAACAAAAATGGACAATGTATTGTTGAACATTTTAATAGGAAAGGTAAAAAGATAGGGGAAAGCATAGTTGATGAAAATAAATATAACGAGTTAATTCAATATAAATGGTCATTGTCAAATAATTACCCAAGAACAAAAATAAATGGAAAAATTGTAACCTTATCACGATACATAATGAACTATAATGGAGACAATTATATAGATCACATTAACAATAATCCACTTGATAACAGGGTACAAAACTTAAGAGTTGTTACACCTAAACAAAACGCCTTAAATAAATCCTCTGCGCGAAACTCGTCATCAGAATACACAGGAGTTTCATGGTACAAGAAATATAACAAGTGGAAAGCGTCAATAAGAATAAATGGAAAAAACACTCATTTAGGTTATTTTGAAAATGAAGTAGATGCTTTCAATGTCAGGCAAGTACAATATCAGATCTTGATGATGTAAATGTATTTGAAATGAAAATTACATCGTAGAATTCAATTCGGTTTTGTTGTTAAAAAATTAGACAAAAATACCCCTTTTTTTTACATTGTACGTTTTATACACCATATGTATTTAAAACGTATTCTGTGAATTTTTTTAATTGTTTATTAAATATGTATTGAAATTATTTGACAACAACGTTTTCCGTCACATTTTAAGCTTTGGCAAAAATAATCTTCTGTATCTAATGTATCGTATACATCCCATAATTTTATAACATAAGAAGATACATCTTTATGGTCAGTGTAATCCATACAGCACAATGACAAATTTTTAATACCAATATCAATAGATAATATCATTGTAATATAAAAATGATATTAAATACAATTTATGATCGCATTCTTTATTACTTGTACAATTCATATTTATCAGTAAAATGATAACAGAATTTCAACCAATCTTCATAATGTAAGTTAAATTTTAAAGTTGTTTTTGAAAAATCAAATACTATACCATACGATATATCTAGTTCTTTTTTATAAAAAGTATTAAATATTTCTTTAGTATAAATATATTTGTTGTTAATTTTTGACTTTAATGGTAGAAAACAAGTTTGTTTAACAATAAAGTTTTCAAAAAAATGTATTAAATTATGAAATTCCATATTACATAGGAAAGGTGGTGAGAATCCACTAAATCTAGATTTTAACTCATCAGACAAATCGTGAATTTTATTAGAATGTTTAATAAAAAAATCATCTATTCTATCTATATTTGTAAAGTTATCATCAATATATTCGTCAGAATCAACCTCCATTAAAATTAATTGTATTATACAGAGATTAAAATTACTTACTATAATAAGTAATTTTAATTTTAAATTAACAGTTTTGTGGTTTTTTTAATTTTTTAAAATTATTTTATTTTATTTTATTATAGTATATTAAAACAAATCCTATGGCTAATATTTTAGAACTTATTCAACGAAATGATATGCTTAAAGTTGCGCTAATTTTACTTGGTGTTTATCTTTTAGTATCTTATATGCAAAAACCTAAATCTGAAAAGATGCAAAATTATTATGGTATGATGCCAGAACAACTTGAAAACGTAGAAGGAGAAGAAAATGTAGAAGGAGAAGAAAATGTAGAAGAAGGGGATATTGTACAAGCTGCCCCTGCAGAACCAGCTGCAGAACTTGAAGAACCTATGCAAAAAATTCAAGTTGATAAAATTGTAGCTGGTAGTGAGCAAGTTAAACCAGAAGATCTTCTCCCAAAGTACGGAGCAGAAAGTGATTTTGCTAAAGAAAATCCTGTTTCTAAACTTTTAAAAGAACAAAACTTTTTGATCAGTGGATATCATGTGGGTATTAATACAGTAATGCAATCTAATAAAATTCCATATCAAGATATCAGATCTCTTCCACCAATTCCAAAAGAAAACGTTGGACCTTGGAATCAAAGCAGTTTTGAACAAAGTCCAGCTCAAATGAGAAGATTCTTTGAAATTGGAGTATAAAAATATTACTAAAAATAAAGATAAGATACATCCTTTTAATTAAATAATTAAATAATTAAAAAGATTTTTTTAGATTATAACAAAAATAAAAGTGTAAAACCAGTAAATATGACGGTAAACGTGGAACAATTGTGAGTTTTGTTATTTAAAAATAAAGTTTTATAATAGAGTATATAACCTACACATATAACCTACACATATAACCTACTATAACCTAACATATAACATACACGTATATAAATGATAGAAGAAATTAAAACAGATAATAATTGTATAGTAAAAGCATTTGAAAACAACCCAATATCTATTATAAAAGAAAATATTGACGATAAACGTGTATATTATTTCCGTGCATCTGATATTGGTAAAGTATTAGGTATTGTAAATATTAGAACAAGTATAATGAATTTTGATGAAGATGAGAAGGTAGTACGTACAACGTACTCATCAAATAGTGGAAATCCAGATACTATTTTTTTAACAAGTCAAGGAGTTTATAGATTACTTTACAACTCCAAAAAAGAAATAGCTAAAAAATTTAGAAAATGGGCAGGAAATATATTAGATGATATAATATTTAATGAATCAATAGAATTAAAGAAGAAACTTGAAGAAAAAGATAGACAACATCAAATAGAGTTACAAGAAGTGGCTAAGAAGTGGCTAAGAAGTGGCTAAGTGGCTAGGAAATATTCTTGATGTATTTAATAAATCAGCTGACTTTATCTGGTAACGCGCAAGTTTTTGCTTTTGCTGAACAAACGGCTCGTATCGATTCATATTTGTCTAGAACTTCTTCAAAGCTAATCGATGGTTTAGTTATAAATGTTTTTTTTCTAAACTCTTCTAAATTTTTATAATAAACTCTTTTATCTTGGTCTGTTTTTTTACCATTATAATATATATTTTTTAGACGTTTTTTTTCATCATTGTAACATTTTTCTTCCTGTATAATTAATTTATCATTTACTCGATTTCTTATTTCGTAAAGCCAACGCATAAGTTTTATTCTTCCAGTCATAAAACTATCAGGGGGAAGATCTTTACAAAATCCTAAAAATGATTGTCTACAAAATATACAAGGCATTGTGTAACCCAAACTTAATAACAGATTTTTAAAATGACGTTTGATTTCCTTATGTTCTTTATTTCTTTCATCTATTTCAACAGGGTATCCTCCCATTATACACGAAAATAAAAAATACCATCCATTAGGCCCCCAGGCTTTTGTAGATAATCCTGAGGTACCATGGTATTTAGAATAATCTAGATGATCTTGTAAATCTTTATTAGTTTTTGATTTCATTATTAATATATACTACTAAAAAAAGTTTAAGTATTAGGTTTGAAATTCATTTAAAAAACCTTTTTATATTACAAGGTAGATAAAATGTCAATCAATTTTTCCTCTACTAATGATAAAAATAACTCCAGAACTAAAAAACAAATACTGGATGTGTATTACTATCTAGATTTTGACGATAAAACTATAGACGTACGTTTTTTAGAACGTTGTTTACAAGTAAATATTGTAGTTAATATGAAAGAATACGATATAAACAAATTTATAAACTGCAATAACGAATACATCCATACCATTCGAATTGGTAATGAAGATATTGTAAAACGTGGACTTTTAATTTTCAACAAAATGTTTAGAAGATTAAAATTAAAGGGTACAAATGATATTTGGTTTATATATTTATCAAACGGAGATATCAAAGATATTTACCAAGATGTATTTGTTACGTTAATTAATAAAAATCCATGTATAAAAACATGTTCTTACGCAATTAATAAACATAGTGTAAATATAAAACATGAAGATCCCAGATTAGTTAAATTAGAACAACTAAAAGAGGTTAATGAAACATTAAAAGAATTATTTGTAACAGATAAAACTATAACATATACTAATCTTGATTAAAATTACCTTTCCCCTTTATTCCCCTTTGTACGGGTCAATTTTAACAAAATGATGCAATGGAAATTTAATAACAGTTGGATATGTTATAGCATGTAAAAATATCATTGCTGAGTCTTTGTCACGTTTATAATCTTTTACTTCTCCAATATATCCTTTATATGAATTTAAAATACTACCTTTTACCCCCATAATTTTTACTATATCGCCTTTGGTAATATTTTTATATACTTCAACTTCTTCGTTAGCTAAATTTGTTTGTGTGAGTGTTAATGGTGTGTTTGGTGTTTCTGTTTCCTGAATTTTACGCGTTTGTGTTTTGTTAATTGTTTTTGAATTTGGAGTGTCTTTTGAGTTTTGTAAAAATTGAAAGAAATCCATTTAAAACTAAAAAATTATACTTTTTAAATAAGATGTTTTTTAATTTGATTTTAATTTTAATAACTGTGATGTTATATTGTTATAGACGTGTTGTATTTTTAAAAGCGTTGTCGTTAATTTTATGGATTTATAAATGGAGAATAGAATGTAGATTAAAGAAAATAAAACCTATACAAAATCAGATTACACACCAAACTAGTACTACTATAAACGATAGTTGTTTCACAGAATATGATGTGATATTTAATGAAAAAGAATACAATTTTGTAATGTTTTCTGACTTTGATGTATTAGAATTTGAAAAATCTATTGGTAATAATATTGATAAGCGTAATTTGATTGTTCACTCCAGTATAACAAATGATATGGGGGAAATATTATTTGATATAACAAGTGATTTAAGAAAATTTAGTTTTTACTTTGATAAACATGTAAAATTAAATATGTTTTTTGATTTTTTAGATGATAAAAAGATTAAAAAACGTGTAAATATTACTGATTATAATATAATGCTATATATGAATGATGATAATTTTACAGAAAAAGTATATAAAATTAAAGAAATATACAATACTAATTTTGTAACAATATTTTTTGACAATTTTCAAGATGAAAAGGTTCCCTTACAGCTAAATGCAATTGGGGAAAAGGTCCTCTTACCAATTATGGAAGATCTTGATTAAAAGATATTGATTAAAAGATCTTGATTAAAAAATTTAATGTGTAATGTGTAATGTGTGTAATATGTTTATTATTATTTTCTATTAAATATAATAATAAACGTATGAAAAATTTGATAAAAACATTGATTTTGAGTGGAGGTGGTGTAAAAGGTATAGCTTATATTGGTGTTATAAAACGTTTAGAAGAGTTAAAATTAAATGGCGATGTTAAATTTGAAATAAATGAAATGTGCTGTGTTTCTATAGGTAGTTTAGTTGGATTATTGTATTTAGTAGGATATACATATGACGAATTGTATGCTGAAATTATGTCAACTGAAATAGATAGTTTGAAAAATTTTCGTATAAAGAATTTATTAGAAAAATACGGTATGGATAATGGTAAATTAATAACAACTTGGATAGAGTCAATGTTATTAAAGAAGGGTATTTCAAAGGATATAACTTTACGTGAAATATGGAATAAATACGGGGTTAATTTTAGAGTAGTTGTAACAAATGTTAATAAATACTGTATTGAAATTTTTGATTATATAAAGAATCCTAATTTAAAGGTTATAAAGGCTATACGTATGTCTACAAGTATACCATTTATATTTTGTGCAGAAAAATACAATGATAGTATTTACGTTGACGGTGGTGTTTTAAATAATTATCCTATAAAGTTATATGAGGAATATGAGAATATGGATAATGTACTGGGGTGTAAATTGGTAACAAGAGGTGAATTTCAGGATGAAATAAATTACGAAATAGATTCATTCGAAAGTTATCTTTTGCATTTAATGGGATGTATGTTTGCAAACAAGGAAAGAGATACTACTTTGGCATATAAATATGTTGAACACACAATTTGTATACACGCATATAAAATAACACAACCTATTAATTTTATATTAACTGAAGATGAAAAACGTGGTTTAATTGATATGGGGTATCAAGCAGCACTTGAGTATTTTGATAATGTAAAAAGTTAAATTTATTTTCATTGATTAATATTAGAATGAGTCAAGGTATTCAAGATTATGAAGTAATTAAGCAAATTGGTAAAGGTTCATTTTCCAACGTATTTTTGTGTAAAAATGATATACCATTGCATATAGGTGACATTGAATCAAATGATGAATTTTTTATAATAAAAGAAATAAACATAAATGAATTGGTAAAAAGTTATATGAATAGAAGAACAGGTAGTACAGTTAGAAGAGTAAACAAGGCAAAACGTGATAATAGTGATAATAGTAATATACAAGTTAATATAACACCATATAAAAATGAAAGCGAATTGATTAATACAGAACAAGATTACTATTTTAAGCGTTTAAAAGAATTGATAGAAAGTGAAATAGAAATTTTATCTAGTTTAGATCATCCCAATATAATAAAATTTTTTGGTTACAATAAAAGCAATGGTATATATTATTTAAGGATGGAGTATTGTAATGGTGGGGATGTGTATGATTTTTTAAAAGGTACAGGATCTGAACGTTTTAGAAATTCGTCAGGTGGATTTACAAACTCATTTTTATATGAATTTTTAAATCAAACAATTGGTGGTTTAAAATATATACATGACAAAAATATAGTGCATCGTGATATCAAGTTGCATAATGTATTGATAAAATATTCAAGTAGTGGTGGAATACAATTTAAGATCTCTGATTTTGGATTTGCTTGTTATGATTTATATGGAATGAATGACGAGGATATAAATTTAGATGACATATTGAGTAAAAAATATTACAAGTTATGTGGGACCCCATATTATATGGCTCCTGAAATAATATTAAATATAAACAACATGGAAAATATAACAGTTTATAAGCAAACCAAGTCTTCTAAAGGTAAATCTCAATATTATAATAAAAATATCGACATATGGAGTTTAGGAATATGTATTTATGAATTAATGTTTAACTTGTTACCATTTTCTAATATAAGGAACATAAATGATTTAGAAAGATTTTATAAATTAGAAAATATACAGGAAATTATGAATAAAAAAATAAAAAGGCGCATTGGATTAAGGGATGATTTTAAAAATATAATGTTAAAGATGATGACAGTTGATAAAACCAAAAGATGTTCTGTAAATGATATGTATAATTTTTTACAAGATACAAGATGCGTAATTGATTTAGTAGATGATAAAACCCCTTCTACAAGCGTAATTGACATAGTTAATTGTAGGGAAAATAATTATGTAAAAAATGAAGTGATGAAAAAGGACATTGTTATAAATCCTGTTAAACAAGAATATGGTCAATTAGATTTGTCGTGGGAAAAGATAAATAAATCTAGTTCATTGATAATGAAAATGAGTGTACAACAAGGTTTTTTACATTGGTTATTTAACAAAAAATAAAATAGCATATTCAAATACAGTATTGTTAAACAAAACACTAACAATTTTATTGTTTTCAGTATACTTAATATATTACACGCTTTAATATTAACAATAACAAGATCACATTATAGTATGGACGTTGTAGTAGCTTTTTTTATCACGTTTTTTGTTAATAGTTTACCCATTAGTTTAACTTAATAAATTTTTCAAATCATTGTATGAAAAATATGATGTTTGTATACAATAAGCAGATCTAATTTTATCTCCATTACCATTCCTACATATAACAGAATGTGGTTTTTTAACATCTAAAATCCAAGCTTCATATGATTTTGCTTTAAATCTATCTATTTCATCAAGGTCATCTGGATTGTATACCGCACCATCTGTTTGATTATCTACTCTTATTGATTTAGATAAACTTGGAGTTTCATAAAGTATAGTAGTTGCACCCTTTGTTTGTATATAAATGTTTACGACTGCATTTATATCACTATCTATGTGTGGTGGTATATAATCATTATTAATTTCTAACCAACAAACGTTAAAATAACGTCTATATTTTTCAGGTATAATCAGTTTTAAAATATCATTTGATATATCAATTGGTATATCGTAATAAGATACTCCAATAAATTCGCCATTTATAGTTTTCCCATAATTTTTTGCAAATTGTTTAGTTATAGGTGGTAATACATATAATGATGACCGTAATTTCGTAGCTGCAATACCCCTCCCCTTCATTAGTTATACTTATAAATAAAATATACATTTTTGTCAAATTATTAAGAATTTGTCAAAAATGTATATTTTATTGGATATTTTGTTTTTTGTTAAAAAACATATAATACACAATTCTCTTAAAATGTTGACAAATAAATCAATTTGCGACACATTATATTTGGTATTATACAGCAACTGAATTAAATGCTTCATCTTTATTTGAATTTTGTTTCCAATTAATACCATCTGTAGATGTTTGGTATGGTGATTTAAACCATTTACTTTCGCATTTTTTACATTCACCAAATGAATTAGCTGTATCTCCAAATGCCCAATATTTATTTTTAATCCAGTCACTCATAAGATTATTACAAGCTGTTTTATTACATTCTCCTGATACAACTGATACAACTGGTGCAGCTGGTGCAGGTGTAGGTGCAGGTGTATATGCAGGTGTAGATGCAGGTGTAGATGCAGGTGTAGATGCAGGTGTAGATGCAGGTGTAGATGCAGGTGTAGATGCAGGTGTAGATGCAGGTGTAGATTTAGTAGATGTAGGTGCAGCTGATGAATCCGATGAATCCGATGAATCCGATGAAGTTGGATCTACTGTTGGCCACAATACAAATACACCTATTACACTACATATGCATATAACTAAAACAATTATTCCTATTATCATTCCTTGCATATTGTTTTATAATAGTATTATATAAAAATTTTTTGTAATATAAAAAAAGTGTAGTTTTTTGTTATCAAGTGATTTATTCAAAGATATTCAATTTGAGCGTTTAGAAAACATTTTTTCAAATTTAGTTATTGGTAAAAAAATGTTTTTAAAAAATGATAGCGCATCGAATATAAATATTATGGGCGATTCTAAAGTTGTATTTATGAGAACTGATTATGATATAATAAACGAACGTGAAACTTTTAGTGATTTAGGTAACAAATATATGGTAACGTTTCATTTTTTTATATAATATAGTGTATAAAGATATGAGGATAGATTTAGGATTTGGGGATTTAAAAAGTCCAGAAGTTGTTTATTATGATATAATAACGTATGTATTACAAAATACGAATATTGTAGAAGATAATGATGAAATAGTTGCTGTACATCCAGTTCATTACTATACCTATAGTAGTAATTATACAAGCAAACCTTATGTATACACTAATGATATAGAATTGTGTAGTGATTTACGATTACATTTTTATTTTTCAAGTAAGAGAAGTTATATAGGTGTTTACAAGTTTGACGAGGACAATGGTGTATTAGACGATACAGACTTTGCAAAGTTACAATACTTATTGCTAATATATTGTGATAAAATCTTACTGAAATATCGTTTAGGAGATTTTATTTATAATTTAATTTGAATTTGAATTTGAATTTGAATTGGATTGAATTTGAATTGAATTGTGGTCAAATTGTGGTCAAATTGTGGTCAAATTGTGGTCAAATTGTGGTCAAATTGTGGTCAAATTGTGGTCAAATTGTGGTCAAATTGTGGTCAAATTGTGATGTTGGGTAGTATATAATTGGTCAGACATCATTTTAAATGAATTCTGACCATGTGGTTATTTCGTATATTGTGGTTATATAAAATACATATGCGATTTATTAAGTTATTTATAGAAATTTATTTTCTTTTTGTATATTATAAAAACAATAAAACAATGGGTGGTGGATTAATGCAATTGGTTGCCTATGGAGCTCAAGATATTTACCTTACTGGTAATCCTTAATAAAATGGGGATGAAAAGTGGTCAGCTATAACTATTAGGATATGTTATAGAAAAATCTGTAAGAGTCCTATATTAATTATTGATTAATAATTCAACTGCTAGTGAATTAATTTTATATATAGATTAATTTGCAACACTATCAAATTGCGGCGACGTCCTAAAGATATTAAAAAATGATAAAATTGATACAGAATTGATATATAATCATAGTCAACTAGTAAAATCATTTGCTACTAAAGTAAATTTGAAAAGATTTACTGGCTCAGAATAAACTGAGGTATAGTAAAAAGGCAATATATGATAGAATTTTAAATTCTTGAAATGGATAAGCACGCAGCCAAGTCCTAAGTGTATATAATACATATGGATGCAGTTCAACGACTAAACGGTAGTGGGGAAAGTGATATACACTTTTCTTAAGATATAGTCTATTCCCTATTATACTTATTGTATAATTAAATATACCGAAAGGTAGGGTATTAAAGCAAATTACTTTTTTCAAAGTCGTTTATAGACGACACACTAACTTTGCAATTGAAGCTATTGAACAGACCTTTAACGGATCTGTAGACTTTGGTCGAAAAGTTTCTTGCACTGTTTCTCGCAATGGTGATCTTATCCACAAGGTTTACCTTCAAGCAACTGTTGGTGCTATTGAAGCAACTGGAACTGAAACTGTCAAATGGGTTCAAAATCTTGGACACAATTTGATTGAAGAAGTTTCCATTGAAATCGGTGGTCAAACCATTGATAAACATTACGGATTATGGTTAAACATCTGGAATGAACTTACCCAAACTTCTGAAAAGACATCTGGATACAATGATATGATTGGTAACACCTCTGATATGTATACCGCAAATGCTGGTACAATCGGAGCATATACTATGTATATCCCTCTTCAATTCTGGTTCTGCAGAAACCCTGGTCTTGCTCTTCCTTTGATTGCTCTTCAATATCACGAAGTCAAGTTCAATATTACCTTCAAGGCTCTTGCTGATCTTCATGTTACTTCTTCTGGTGCTTTGTCTACTACTCCAAGTCTTGAAGCTTCATTGTTCGTTGATTATATTTATCTTGATACTGATGAACGTCGTCAATTTGCTCAAGTTCAACACGAATATCTCATTGAACAATTGCAATTCACTGGAGCTGAATCTATTGCTGCTTCTGGTGCTTACAAGAGCAAACTTGCTTTGAACCATCCTTGCAAAGAACTTGTTTGGGTTATTAGAGATTCCGGTGATGCTGGAGCTGACTCATCTGACTATGTAGCAGTCTCTACTGCTAAGCTTCAACTTAATGGACAAGACCGATTCTCTGAACGTAAGGGATCTTACTTCAACTTGGTTCAACCATTCCAACATCACACTTGTATTCCAAGTGATGGTATCTATGTTTACTCGTTTGCTCTTAACCCAGAACAACATCAACCTTCTGGAACTGTAAACATGTCTCGTATCGACAATGCCACTCTCCACATTAACTCTGCTGGAGCTGGTAACCTTCATGTTTTTGCCGTTAACTATAACGTTCTCAGAATCATGGCTGGCATTAAAGAATGTATTTACATTAACCTGTGCCAAACAGTCAGCTGCATAATAAGTTTTGCTATTACTTATTATGAAAAACAGTGTAAATTAGCAAGAAATCAATTTGAAATGATTTCTATATAACTGGCTAGTAAAAAAGGATCAAACTTTTTTTGCAACAACTTCAAATTGACGGGGACTTCCTTAGAGCCTAAACTACCACTTTTATTTGGAAACATTTAAAAGGAACACGGTTAATAGCCGTATGCGACTTACGTCGCCATTGCACGACTCGTAAGAGTTGGGCTTTGTCCAATGGTAATAAAGTTTAGGATTGGAAAATCCGCAGCCAAGCACCTAAAGTCGCTATGATAAGACTATGGTGAAGGTTCAGAGACTAAATGTAGTTGGGATTGAGATACCTAATCAGTATCAATGATATCTTAAGATATAGTCCGGCCTTTAGTGAAAACTAAAGGATAAATGCACCCGGGGTGGGTTAGCATATTCAAATTAAAAAAATAAATCAAAATTTATGGTTTTATTTTAAATCCTATCTAAAAAAATTTGAAAAAAAACCTATTTTAATAAAAATATTATTAAAATGGAAGATAATATTGAAATTACAGAAAATTTTAAAAAGTATATATCTGGTTTTTTTGATGGAGATGGTTCTATAGGTATTTATAACAAAACATTAAGAGTGAAATTAACACAAAAATCAGATACTAATATTTTACATAAAATTTCAAAGATTTATGAAAACGACAATAAGGTTGATAATTATGCTATACATTTTTATGGTAAAAATTCATCACTATTTTTAACAGATGTGAAAAAATATTGTATTTATAAAAGTTTTCAAATAGCAATCGCGTTAGGATATATAGACACAATAAATGTTAAATTAACTGATGAAATAATAAATTTACGTAAAGATTATATAAAACTATTGCAAGATGAAAAACATATTTAATAGTATCTAAAATATTTTGAATAAATTATTTTAAATAAATTTTATGCAAAATCGCAAACGATACTCTCACCAGATGTCTTACATGATGTACCACTTGCACAATTTCTATATATCCACTTGTTATTAACACACGTATCAAACCCACTATTATTACATTTCATTTTGCCTGTTATACAATCACAGTATTTGTCAACAACTTTATTATCTTTACTCACTTTTTGTTTTATTCTGTTAAACTTTTTATTTTTAACAGATTTAACATTACCTTTTCCTTTTCCTTTTCCTTTTCCTTTTTGATTTTGTGTTTTAAATGAAATATTTTCAACTGAATTTAATAAATCTCTTCCATCAAGTGAACTAGGTGCACCCATTTCCCATTCTGGTACATTTGCATATCCTGGTAAATTTACTATTAATAATTCTTTACCAGTTATATTTGTAGTATATCCATTAGTATTAACAGTTACATCAGCGCATTCCATATAATATTCTCTATTTCCTATTCTATTAATCCACGTCCAAAAAACAGTAACATCATCACCTTTAGCATTTTCAGGAATATCAAATGAGTATGACATCGAATCTAATAAACAATTTCCAATAACTGTTTTTAAAACAACAAACTTTTTATCATCGTAAGATATTCCAAATTGACAATGTCCACCACCATGAACAGCAGTACCTTCTAATGTAACAGTTATAGTATTTGTATCATATGTTGTAACAGATGGACCTTTTGGGAACCCTTTACACGGAAAACTAAAACGATCAGGTTGGACATTTAGTGGTGATCTTAAATTATAATTCACTAATCCACTATTTTTATAATATTCTGACAATTGATTTCTTCTTGATGGAGGGAAACTCATAGAAATATGTGCTAAACTAACCTCAAACAAAATCATTAAATTTAAACAAATTATATATAAACTCATAATATAAAGATATAAAAACCAGTATCTTTAAATTGATTACAATTACAATTACAAACACAAAATAAATGGGTCATCTGTTAAGATATATTTAGATCCTTCCGTATATCCAACTCTTTCCAATGTTTTTTTATCGTAAACAAACGAATCATCTACGTAATAAAATGTGCCGTCAATTTGAATAGAAGTGTGATGTTCATATTTATCTAACTTGTTTTGTAATTCAGAACTTTCAATAATAAATAAATTATCTTTTTGTTTTTCATCATCTATTTTTGATCTATATTCTAAATATTGATGTGTTTTACAATAATTAGACTCTTCTCGTACTCGTCTACAACATTTATTACCATTTTGAGAAACACCTATACATATTTTAACATCCTGTTCTGAATTATCAAAAATAGATAAAAATTTTCTTAGTAAAATTTCTTTTGGAACTTTTTCTTGTGTATCTTTATAATGAATATCATACTCGAAAAAAACATCATCTAAAATTTTTGAAATATCTTTAGTATATGCTCTTGAAATACTACTTGTAATATTTGTAACTCTTTTACATAAACGTTCTAACTCCATATGTTAAAACTAAACTTTCTTTTTAATGTTTGCAAAAATATTTTGATTTTTTATAGGATGTATTTTTATCGTCGTTTCTGTGATCATTTCTGTAGTTTGTTCACTAATTTGTTCAGTAGTATTAGTATTTTTATTTTTCCCTTGACAAGATTCGCCTTTAAATAATTGTTTAAATCCACGTGCCATCAAATCCATGTTTGTTTGTTTATCCTCGAACATTTTAGTCATGTAATAAGAATAACATACATCCTTATTATCAAAAACGGTAATTAGTAATATAATTGTATTTGCAACGTCACCTACGAATAAGTTTAATGTATTTTTCTTTTTTGAATATTTTATTTCCATTTCTTCACATTCTAATATTCCATGTGAGTCGTTAGATTGTGACTCCATTTTAACATAATTTATTTGTTTGAATTCTACGTCAAAATAAACTACTAGTGAATTATCTGAAAAAGTAAAATTCGTAATTTTCATTATTAGTTAAAGCACGTTGTGTTTAAACTAATATTATTTATATTGTAATTTTACGATTTTGTAATTTTACGATTTTGTACATTAATCCTCCTTTTTTCTAAAATGATTATTACGTTCTAAAATTTCCGATAATACTTTATTTGGTAGACCCAACCCACGTTGTAAATTTGATAAGGCTAATGTCTCTTTTGGTAAACATTTTCCACCAAAACCATAAGATCCATCGTGACCAGGAACATCAATATGTGATTCACCAATACGTGGCTCCAAAGGAAACAAGTCTTTTAAATTATTATAATCAACTCCAAATTTATCACATACTTCACTAATTTCATTAAAATACCAGACTTTTACTGCTAAAAATACATTGATCGTATATTTAAATAATTCACATTCTTCATAACTTTTATGAATTACATCAATTGTTTTATGAGAATACAATCGTCGCATAACATCTTCAACTGATTTACGAGTACTAGAATCATATTCAGTTCCTAATAAACAAAAATTGGCATTGTACATATCTTCTTGAAACGTTTTTTCCTTTAAAAATTCAGGACAAAATACAATATTCAACTTTTTACCATATTTATTATGTAAAGTTCTTGAAGTACCTGGTTTAACAGTTGATTTGATAATAACTGAAGTTTTACGTTTAGTTTCGCAAAATAATTGATCCAAAACATGTTCTACAATTGATGTATCACATTCTCCTGTATTACCTTTAGGTGGTGTTGGAACACAAATAAAATAAAAGTTATGTTCATTTTTCTGTTCTGAACTTTTAATTAAACTGGAAATATCATTGAAATTTTCTACAGATTCACGTTCATCTTTTTTTAAAACATCATATGTACAATATGGTAACTTGTTTTTTTTACACAAGTAACCAATTGCACCTCCAACATACCCATAACCAATAATATTAACAAAATTGTATAAATCAGACATAGTAATACTCGTTTAATAAGTTTATTTTTAAATAAGTATTTATAAATTCAATATTTTCTTGATATTTTCATCGACTATATTATTTCCATTCCAAAAAAAATACTTTAGTGATTTAGTATCGCTTGGTTCTTGAGTATGTGAAAAAACATGATTGAAACTAATTTGAATATTCTTGTTACTATTATTAATATCATCCTTTAATTTTAATATATTTTTAATAATATCTTGGTTTTTAACATCTTCACCTTTTGCATTTTTCCAATTGTTTTTAATCCAACCTTTTGACCATTTATCTACGCAATTAATAGAATACATACTATCTGTACATATGATTACAGATTTATTTTGAAATAAATTAACGTTTTCCAAAACTATTTTAAAAACGTATCTTATAGCTGATAGTTCTGCTTTGTTATTTGTTGGTTCCCTTACAACTAAACGTGTTGTATTAAATTCGTATAAAGTAGAATCTTCATCTGTAGAAAACAAAACAGAATATCCAGCTTTAGAATCAGCCTTGCCATTTTTAGAGCACCCACCATCTGTAAATACGTATATACTATTTGCGTCGTTTTCTAGAGGCTCTTGTTCTTGTTGTAAGTCATTTAAAATACACGCAATTGTAGTATTTCGAAGACTACCTACTATATCCATTAATGATTTTTGATTAAACTTGTTTTTATATAAAAAAATCTCAAAATCCTTTCTTGATGATGACATTATTAAATTACGTTATCTATAGGTAATAATTTCAATTATTTTTAAATACGTGACAATAACTTTACAAATCATTTAACTAAAATCATCCTTTCCATACTACTAACGTGATCACCAGTTTTGACTAATAATTGTTGTATGTTTTTATTTGGTATAGTTATATCTACTCGTGAACCTAAAACAATAAATCCTAATCTTTCACCTGGCGTTAATATTGTATCTTGATTTTGCGTTTGTAAAAAGTTTATGATTCTTCTTGTTAATAACCCAGTTATTTGAGTAATTGTGTATGTAAAGTTTAATTTTGGGTTATACAATGTAGTTTTAACTCTTGTATTATTCACTGAATGTTCTAAAAAAGCCGGGGCAAACAATCCACTAAATTTCTCGATGGATATTACATTGGATGTTATAGGTATATATTGTGTATGATTATCAAATACGTTCAAAAATAAAGAAATAGTTGTATCTGTATCGTTGTTAATTATCTCTCTAATATAACCTGAACTAGGCGAATAAAACATATTTGGTTGTACCGTTTGTTTAACGAGTTTTTTATCTGGACTGTTTAAAAATCGCAAACAAAAACATAAAAAAACAATTGTTATAGTAATATTTTTTGTTATTATATATATTAGTAATGGTATAACTACTAATGATGAGAAGTCTAGTATTATCATCCTTATAATATAAAAAGAATATTGTTATAAAGATTGTTATAATAATTTAAACTTATTATCTTCTAGGTACAAGTGGCGAGTTAAAGACATAATGTAAATGTCCATAATTAACAGATTCTTGACCACAAGCCTTACTTTTTTGTTTTTGTGCATCCTTTGATTCAATTTCAGTTTCAAAGCGTTCTTTTGTTTTAATTATAAACATTAATATGTATAATATTGCAATAAGCATTATCAAGTGTTCAAATGTAATTTCGTAATTTAATAATTTCATTTTAATATATATTAATAAAAAATTTTTTTTGTTACTTTAATTTATAACAAAATAAATGAAAACTTCGCAAAAACCGAAAAAAATCAAAACTTCAAAAAGATCTAAAAACACGCCTAGCGGAAAAACAAAGGTAAAAATACCTGTTACTACAAAAGGTGGTTTATTTGGATATAATGTTGGTCTACCAGAAAAAAATCGACGATCGTTATTAAAATTTTTATTATCTGGTAAAGGGGTTTCGTATTCTGAAATAATTAAACGATTAAATGTGTTGTCGATATATAACAAACGCCTCCACCCAGAATCCACACGTAAAGTAAAACGAGACATGGATTTTCTACATAAAAATTATCGATCGCCAAAATCAAAACGGAAGTCTAAATCAAAACGGAAGTCTAAATCAAAAAAGAAGTCTAAATCAAAAAAGAAGTCTAAATCAAAAAAGAAGTCTAAATCAAAAAAGAAGTCCAAACGGAAGTCTAAAAAGAAGTCCAAACGGAAGTCTAAAAAGAAGTCTAAATCAAAAAAGAAGTCTAAATCAAAAAAGAAGTCTAAATCCAAAAAGAAGTCTAAATCCAAAAAGAAGTCCAAAAAGAAGTCTAAAAAGAAGTCCAAAAAGAAGTCTAAAAAGAAGTCTAAAAAGAAGTCTAAAAAGAAGTCTAAAAAGAAGTCCAAAAAGAAGTCCAAAAAGAAGTCTAAACGGAAGTCTAAATCAAAAAAGAAGTCCAAAAAGAAGTCTAAACGGAAGTCTAAATCAAAAAAGAAGTCCAAAAAGAAGTCTAAACGGAAGTCTAAATCAAAAAAGAAGTCTAAACGGAAGTCTAAAGGGAAGTCTAAACGAAAGTCTAAAGGGAAGTCTAAACGGAAGTAAATGATTATATTATCAATGTATTTAAAAAGAATAATGAAATATATTTTATTATTCGTTATATATATATATGGAAAACAAAATAATTGTGTTTTCTAGGTTAGGGTGTAAGTATTGTGATAATGCTAAAAAATTTTTAAAAAATTTACAACTACCTTTTCATGAAATTAAAATAAATCATGATGATAAAAATTATGAATACAAACGAGATCACTTATTCCATTATTATCAGCATCATTCGTATCCTGTTATAGTAATAAATAATGAATTGCTTGGTGGTTATTCTGACTTGGTTAACGCATACGATACATTAAAATTACACGATATGTGTAGTAAAATAGGTCTTGAATTACCATTTGATTTGTAAGAAAGGTATATTGTTAATTTTATTAAATGTTGGTATTAACATTTAACAAATATGTTATTATGTAGAATTTTTAATCCGATTAAAAAAAGATTCATTGTCAAGTATCATTCTTATAATTTTTATGATAGACTTTTTATCTTGTTTTGACAAACGTGTTTGAATACGATCTTCTATTGTTTTCATAATCTTGTTTAGTTGAAGTTTTCCACAGCCAAGTTCTTTTGTACAAATGTCTTTAATATGATACAAGTAAAAAGTATGTTTATCCAATATTCTGTCTATTTCAGATGGAAGTTCTGCGCGTTTAAACATTGTTATAACACGTTTACGTTTTGTTTGTAAACCAATGGTTTTATAATGTTGTTTTTGACGATCATAATATAAAACGATGAGTTTGGGATGTGGTTTATCACTGTTTGTGAGATCTGTTATATTAAGACTATTATCTAATATGATTATATCAACATTCAAAACTTTACAAATAAGAGATAGTGTAATATTATCACCTTGGAAATTAAATCCTGGTTTTTTAAGTTGAGTTGTAAAATCTCGTTTATTTTTAATATTAAAAGGATCCCATTCTCCTACAAATTCACCATGTTGTTTTTCTAATCTGTAATTTTGAATAATACTAAAAAATTCAGAGTTTTCTAGACCATTTATATATTTACATAAGGCTCGTCTTAAACGTTCGTGGTCAGTTTTACATCCTGCATTTGTTAAAGCTGTTTCTATTGATCTAAATTGGCAATTTCCATCACCAAGGCAATTTTTTATAACGAAATTATCAGATGATAGTTTTTTTCTCCACGGTTCTTCTAAAGGTTCCCACGTAAAAACATCTTCCTGTGGTTTAGCTTTTTCAAAATCAATATCATCTATATTCAATAGTGCATTGTCATTCGTAATCCCTATAACGGGTACGTCTACATTTTCAACAAAACTATCATCCATTATATATATCTTATAAAAAAATAATAAAAAAACATCCAAGATAAAACAGTAAATGTTACTTAATAATAAATCTACTCGATTTTGTATTTTGTAATAATTTTATTAATATTATAATAAAATTATTTTAAAAGTGACTAAATCTCAAATTATAGATAGAAGTGTAATAAATTTTGTAAATCATTATAAATCATTATAAATCATTATAAATCTTCCTGGTTGTCAAAATCTTGTTGTAGTGTTTGTTTAATTTTGATATTAAATCCGTAATTTAAACATCCATTGATAACTGATTCTTTTTCGTTTCCATATTTGATTTTCATAGCACGTCTCAAGTCTTTAATATCTGGTACACGAGAGTTTGGATAGTTATTTGTCCACCAAGTAGAGAAATGATTGTAAATTATTTTGTTTGATTCAAATTCATTGTTTGCTTCTTCCAAAATTTGATCAAAGAATTCATTAAACTTGTCGTTATCAACCTTGTATTTAGCTGTTGCTTTCTTGACTTCATCTGGTTCATTCATTCCTTCTTCTAAAAACTTTTCATACCAGTGAATAAGAATACTCATAAAGTATGGTCTCCAATACTTGATTTTATACTTGATACTTGGATCAATTTTAAATTCGTTTTCTTTAACTGGATTGTCACAAAATCTCGACTTAAACTCCACCACACGTATTCTTCTCCAAGTTCCACCATCAATACTTGAAACAGTTGGTAAGTCATTACAACACATAATCATTGTTCCTTGTAATTTAAATGAAACAGGTGCTTTAAATAATTCTCTGGCAATAATAGTATCACCACCAGTATATTGTTTCAAAATACCAGTCCTAAGTTTATCATCGTGTTCTGGTTCTTGAAATGTAAAAATACGTTTTCCCCGAAGTCTAACAACATCTGGTGATGCATTGCTAGAACTTCCTCTTTTATTTGTTAAAAGAGATACGTCTACTCCAGTAATATAATCTCCTAGTGTATTTTCTAAAAAATTAACTAATGTTGATTTTCCATTTGCACCAGATAACCCAGTCCATATATAAAAACGCTCATCTGGAGAACCTATTAATGATTTACCAAGGACTTTTAGTGTATATTCCAATACACGTTTATTTGGAATAATTTGACTCAAAAATGTATAAATGTCTTGTGTATGTGGACACGTTTCGTCATAATCAAGATAATCGTAACCTGTAGAAAATGTCAAGTAATCATTCTGTGTACCATCTCTAAAATGTTTTTTACCAAAATCATACACACCATTCTTAAATCCTACCAAATTACAAGTAGAATCTAGGTTAGTATAAAAATCATTATCATATGTCTTGAACAAATAAATGACTTGTGAAATGATATTGCTCTTAAAACTAACATTTTCCAATTTGTTAATAATATTATCAATCATTTGATTACGCATATTTGCATCTATTTTATCAGTATTAACAAGAAAGTCTTGTAAATTTTTGTTTTGTATAGATGTATCACTGATTTTAATACTTCTATAATATTTAGGTAATTCTTCTGAAATTAAAATATTCATCAAATGACTTCGTTTCCATCTAATCCCATTAAATTCGTACCATTCTGTATTTTTGATATCATCTACTCTAAAACGGTCTTTGTAAATTTGAAATACGGCTTTTGCAATAGAATAATGTGATCCGGATAAACTTGATTCTAGTGACTGTCGAGTATCATCTGATAAAGTAACTTCAGACTTCCAAAACTTTGTATTCATACTAATATACATTTCTGGATATTCTTGTTCAAATTGTTCTGGTAAAGCAAATCCAGATTCTGGAAATAATCTTCTTCTACATTCTTCATCGTGACACTTCATATAAATTCCATTGATACTTATTTCGAAATAAATTGGACTAACATCTCTTTCATGTTGTCTATTCTTAAATGGGCAATATTTACCATTGATTGATACATAATAACAAAAAATTCCAAGACGATTTTGTTTAGCATAAATTCTTTGAACACTTGTATCATAATCTTTTAAAGATTCATTTTGTGCTTTTAAATTGACTAATAAAGTAGAAATTTCAGTCTTAATTTTATCATTACTGATTCCTTTTACTGGAATTTGTTTTTCAACAGCTTTTTCTGATGTTTTTACAGTTTGTTTTAGTTCGGAAATTGATGATGATGATCTTCTTTTAACTGTAGTTTTTGCAAATTGTTCAAATGTCAAGTTTTCTAATTCTACAACCGTTTGATTTTCCATATTGTAAATTTTATATACAGAATCAATACCGTCTGTATCCTTTTGTTCATTTGAAGATTTGGAAACTTTTTTAGAACCTAATAAACGCAATCCAGTTCTATATACAGAAACGTCAATCGATTCTTTTACATTTTCTTGTAAAATATCTGGTTTTTGCAATACTTCATTAATAATCTTTTTACCAATTGCATTATTAACAATTAAATTGTAAAAATTAATATGATAATTAGAACCTTTTGCAGTAACTCTTTTTGAAACAATTGTTTGTAATAAATTTTCATTTTCTACAAACATATCTCTAATAACTGTTTGTGTAGCAGCTATAACATCAAAAACATCGTCATCAGATAACTTGTACCCTGATCGTTTTGGAACATCTAAATCAATAAAAAATGCAAAATTTGAATTGTAAACTTTTTCAATAAGATAAAGTGAGTCTCTTTCATCATTTGTAACATTTGAAATCACATTAAAATAGCGTTTGTAAAATTCATCTAATTTATCATCTGGAACATTGTATTTACCATTGTTAAATGATAAATGAGTTTGTTCGGAACTTGCGTTTTTAGTAAATTGCAATAAGTACTTTGAGAATGACATTAATACACAGTTATTTTTTTTAATCTCATTATGTTTTCAATTTTTTATAAAAAATATATCTTATGGACATTTGCATTCGAGCGCCAATGTGCATTTCCGAGTAAAATATATAAATTTATTTTATATATTAATATTAAAATGAGTAAAGAACTTGTTTATATAAAAGATAATATTGAAAACACTCATTATGTTTATACAAATGAATTAAATGTAAATTACAGTTTCATTAAATGTTACGAATGGTTACGTAGTAATTATAAAACTAAATATCCAGAAATTGTTATGGATTTACGATATACAATTGAAGACGATAAATGTTATATTTTTTGCGAAGAAGAAATCGTCAATAAAGGATGGGTATGGAATTCTAAGGAGTGTAAAAAGCGTACACTGTATGAATTAACACTAATACCAGTGTGTGTTACTCTTGAAAAAACATCTGTTTATATTCAGACTATAGAAGCTACAAAAAATTTTCAAGAAACACAAACAGAATTTGTGGAAAAAGAAAATTTACAAAAAACATTTTTAAATAAAGTATACAATCAAGAAAATAATATAGATCTATTTAATTATTTTGATACAGGGGCAAATGAGATAATTACTGACTTTTCAAATTGGTATACTAACGAACTAGAACCAGTTATTACAAACATTAGCAAATTAAAATTAGGAAATGAAGGATATGCCCCTAACCCATTTTCACCTATTAACCCAAAAAATCCATTTTTATCATATAATACGGAAAGTATTACGATTGAAAGTAAAAATGACACTTATCAAGCATTAACCAATGAATTAAAAGGTAGATTAATCCAACCAAATTATGGATTACGTTCAAAAAAATACGATTAAAGATTTAAAATGTGTATTTATCAATGTGTATTTATCAATGTGTATTTATCAATGTGTATTTATCAATGTGTATTTATTAATGTGTCTATATCATGAAAAGTTGATATAAATATGTCATTTGATTTATTCCATTCTAAAGAAATTTTTGCTAATCTAGTTTTTTCCTCATCAGTTGTTTCTAAAGATCCAATGCCTCTATCTGGATTTTTATCAGTCATAAAAGATATCATACCTTCCATCATTGACATTATATTCCAAATACTAGTATATGTTTCTTGATGATATGCAGAAAATGTGGTACATATTTTAGTACTTGTTTTAAAACGACCATTTGGAGTTATAAATATAAAATTAGGTGGTTTTAAGGGATATTGTTCATCTAATAATATCTTACCAAAATATACACCTCCTTCAAATGGTGTTTCTTGTAAGTCATGAACTATAAAAAACCAAGTCAATAAATCATTTTCCTTAGGACGTAATATTAAATTTGGAAAACTAAAATTTTCTTTTTGATACATGGCAATTTCTTTATTTAATCTTTTTAAACATAATCTTGATACCATAATTATAATTATATAATACTATATAATTATTTTTAAGTTAATTAATTCCCTAATTTTTGTCTTTTTTATTTTTGTACTGTCTTGTGTATTTCCTCACCTTGCTTTTACGCACTTGTTCTTGCACTTGTTCTTGTAGTTGTACTTGAGGTTGTACTTGAGGTTGTTCTTGTTCTTGCACTTGTTCTTGTAGTTGTACTTGAGGTTGTTCTTGTAGTTGTACTTGAGGTTGTTCTTGCACTTGTTCTTGCACTTGTTCTTGCACTTGTTCTTGAGGTTGTTCTTGTACTTGTACTTGTACTTGTACTTGTACTTGTTCTTGAGGTTGTTCTTGTACTTGTACTTGTTCTTGTACTTGTACTTGTTCTTGAGATTGTTCTTGTACTTGTTCTTGAGGTTGTTCTTGAATTTCTACAAATTGTCCAATTACTGGGTTTGCAGTTTCAACTTGGACTTGTTGTAGCTCAGGAATTTGTTGTTCGATATTTTGAATTTGTATAGCAGTAATATTATCAAAAACATATCTGTCGTACCAAATTTTAGAACTTTTAATTAAAATAAAAGACCATACTATATAATTTACATATGAAAAAATTACGGATACTATTTCTCCATTGCAACTATAATTATAAGATTCAGTAATTAGATGCAAGTCATCATTTAAAAAATTTTGATATGTCTTTTTAATATCCAAACATTCACGTAGCACAATTGACAAATTGACAGCTGAAATGAACCAAAATAATGTATAAATACCACCTATTAATAAGATTGATACAATGTGGATATGTATCAAATTAGGTTGTTGAACAGCATCAAAAATAAATGAAAATGTATGAATAGAATATGCAATAATAGAAAAAATGAATGATGTAACAGATACGAACCAGTGAAAATCATAAATTCCTACTAATGTAAAAATATCATTTGATGCTGCCCATATAGAAGCACCAATTATTGAGGAAATAGCAGTTAAAGATGACCCTATAAAATAATTTGAAATCATGTATTGATAATCTTTTTTATTATAAAAAACTTGTTTTTAAATCGATTTTTTATAATAAATTAACTGTAAATTAACCGTAAATCACAACTCCTTTATTTGTATGTATACCAGCAATCAGCCATCCAAAAGAATCAACTTCAATTGGGAAAATATTAAAATTATAATTTTCTAAGACAGACATGTTTTTAGAATTACATTGACCTTCATTGGTAATTAGTAATTCATTTGCTAAATTTACAATTTTGTTAACAATTGGGATTTTGTCTTGCAAATAATTACATGAAACTATAGATTCATCATTTTCTAATTTTAACAATAATTTAATCAATTTTTGCATAGACATACGTTTACCTAAATTTAAAAATTGTAGGATTTGTTATTTTTTCAATTTAAATTAACTTGAATTTGTTATTGGTTAAAATATATTTGGTTAAAACGTCGTAATATATAAAAATTATCACTTAATTCATAAACGTTATATCTTTTTGATGAATTTGCTAATAACCGATTGTATATTAAAAAATCTGATATAATTTCACTAGATAAAAATACATAAGTAAAAAAAAAACAGTACAATACTATTATCTTTGTTAATACAGTATTGTTCCTGTAATAAATTATAACTAATCTTTGTGTATATAAATATAAAACATACACCCAAACTGATAAGTTAATCCATGATAAAGATAATAATGATAATTCTCGAAAACATTGATTTCCATGGTAATCCTTTGAATTTTTAAGTGTAGAACATTGTAAAAACGATATTGGTATATGTATCGAACATATAAACCAAGATATTGTATTCAAAAAAACAACTGACGTTTTTAATAAACTAAAACGTGACGTATTTAACAACCAAAGAGATAAAACAGCTGATAAACCTGATGTCATTAAATAAAATTTATTAATTTTTAATAATGTAAACAAGTCAAATGAATTATTCCAATATTGCCAAATAAAAAAAGAACAAAAAGATGATAATGACGATACAATTAAATCACTAAAAGATAACACATCCATTTGTATTATTTAATTAAAAGTTGTTCAATGTTGTTTTTATTTTACTTTTTTTTTATTCGATGTTATTAATATAGATGTCACCAAGTATTTTTCAATTGCAAGCTCTTGGTATTCAAGATATATATCTAACAAAAGATCCTCAAATCAATATTTTTAAATACAATTATTATCGTTATGTAAATTTTGCAACGGATACTGTAAAACTTGACTTTAATTCTAGTGCTACATTTGGACAAAAATCAACTTGTGAAATACCTAAACGTGGTCATTTATTATCAAAATTATATCTTCATATTCGTTTACCAAAGATTTTATTCTCAACAGGTGAATATGCATCTTGGAGTGATACTATAGGATATGGTATTTTTTCAGATCCTATTGAATTACAAATAGGTGGTGTTATCGTTGATAGACTTTATCCGCAATTTATGGATGCGTGGGATGATTTAACAAATAATAATAAACAAATGGGTAAAAATTTTATGTTATTAAAATCAGATACGTATGTAAGTAGTCTTCAAAATGCATCAAAGGATGTTAATTTAGTAATTCCTTTGGATTTTTGGTTTACAAGAAACTATAACATGGCTTTACCATTGTTAAGTATGTTTAAACAAGATATTAAAATCAATTTCAAGCTAAGAAATTTTTCGGAATGTATTAATTATGATGGTGATATGCCAATGGCACGTGATATAATAACTTCTAATATTTATGCAGAATATATATTTTTAGACGATATTATCTTACGACAGTTTCAAGAACAAAAACATCAATATATAATTGAACAAGTTCAATATAACGGTGATGAAATTATAACAAATTCATCTAATGTATACAATTCTGATCTAAAATTTAGTCACCCTTGTAAAGAACTTGTATTTTTTGCAGTTGAAACAGACAATATAAATACTAATAATTATTTTTCATATGGTAAAAGAGATGATGATTCTCCTCTTATAGAAGAAGCTTCATTATTATTAGATGGTAAATATAGATTTGATCATTTACCAGAATTTTTTTATAGAACAATTTTTCCAGATAGTGTACATTCTGTTATACCAATGAAATATGTTTATACTATGCCCTTTTCTATTCGTCCAGAAGATAATCAACCAACTGGATCTCTTAATATGTCTAGATTTAATGATATCACGCTTGCTTTAAAATTATGTCAAAATAACCCCCAAATGAAATTATTTGTATTTGCTATATCATATAACATATTAACTATTGAAAACGGATCTGTAGTTTTAGAATTTGTTTTGTAAAATTATAATATAGTAAAAATATAAATAAATAAAATATAAATAAATAAAATATTGATGTATATTAAAATGGCTGATAATACAATTATAATTGTTATTGTTGTAATAGTTTCTTGTTGTTGTATTTCTATAATTGGTGGTGTAATGTGGAATAGTACATCATCCGAGTCTGTAGAATCTGAAGGATCTGAAGGATCGCCTACTACATCTGCATCTACTACACCATCTGCATATACACCTGCATCTACTACACCATCTGCATATACACCTGCACCTGCATCTACACCTGCATCTACACCTGCACCAGCTGCACCAGTTGTATCTGTATCTACACCTGCACCACCTCCAGCAACTGTATCTCAAGCTGGTAATTCATGTTCTTCTTCTATCTTAGATGGAACATGTTCTGAAATGAATTCTAGTCATTGTAAAGCTGTTATGCAAGGTGATGGAAACGTGGTTATTTACAGTAGGGGAAATCCAGTTTGGGGATCTGGTACAAATGGGCGGGGATCTGCACCTTATAAATTAATAATGCAAGGTGACGGAAATCTTGTAGCATATGGTGCAGGAGGGCCTATATGGCAATCTGGTACAAATGGACGGGGATCTGGGCCATATAATGCTATTATGCAAGATGATTGTAATTTTGTAGTATATGGTGCAGGAGGGCCTATATGGGCATCTGGTACAGATGGTAAATAATTGTATTTTTTGTAAAAATTAAATACAATGTAAATTTTTTGTATTATAATTTTCACCAATCTTTTTAAGTACTTTATCTTTATCTAAATTAAATTTTTTTATTAAATAGTTAAAAACTTTAATATTATTTTTATTTTTTTTTGTACCAAATGATGTAATGCATAATTTCTGTAAATCGTGGAATGATATTATACACCCTTTTTCTACAAGATATTCAATAATATCATAATGACTTGATGGAATTGCAGAACTTAATAAATCTTTTTTAACTTCAAGTTTTTTAACTTCAACTAAATATTTTAAAGCCGGTAGGGTCAATTTAGACATATTTAGCTTTAGGAAATTATACGATAAGATATCATAACCATTTTCAATTAAAAATATTAAAACATCTCGTGTAAATGGATAAGGAAAATTATTTGATCGCTTATTTGATATATAACGTGGACTTTTTATAAAATTTCCTTTTATAAGCTTATTTTTAATAAAAAATTCTAAAATTTCTTGGTAATTAACATTTTTTACATGATTATAAAATTGAGCGGGCGATGTTTCTTCAATAGGTATTGATAATATGATTTTAGAAAACAAATGTAGATTATTTTGACATATTGAATATATTTTTTTATCTGTATTACAAGTTTTTATAAGCTCATCTATTTTCATTTTTTGTAATATTTCTAAAATTAATTCAGTTGGAAGATTATTAAACATTTAATATAATGCAATATTTTTATTTAAATTAAAAACACCGGTTAATTCTAAGTTTTGTATTTCCAGAATTGTAAAAATAAGATTCCATCAAAAAGGATAGTTCCAGATGATCCAACTATCCAAGGTAAATTTTCCAATATGAATTTTAATCTTAAATGTGATGAATGGATATCTAAAAGATTTATAAGAACTGATATTAAAAATAGATGATTTGCAATTGCAATGTTAAAAAATGTAACAAAAGACAATCCCATAACACTTTTTCTTTGATAATTTAATAAAATTTGTGGTAATCTAGACATTAAAAAGATAATAGTTGATAACCATGCAAAAATGTTTCCTATAACAATATGAGGAAAATATTGTAAAACCGATTGGGTTAATAACAGTACAACATTGTATCCTAAAAACATGTAAACTTCAGGCATTCTAATAACATCCTTTGTATAATACAATAAATCATATTTGTACTCGTTTTCATTTAATAATTGAGGATAATGTTCTATTTGTGGTAATCTGTAATATATGACTTGACCTATAAATATTAAATCAAAAATTATATGGTATACACCTACGTATAATAACATAGGGATTACACTTTTGTATACAACAGATATCGTTGAAAAGGTATCACCTATATACCAAAGTAAAATCAAATAAAAACTAATTGCATCTGATGATTTATTCTTTACGTTTTCTAAAATTTGTGGAATAAACACAAACAACCACATTATATTAGATAATGTACTAATTGTCCAAGACAATGACTCTCCTCCAAGCATACTTGGATTAAATAACACGTAATTTTTAAATAAAATATTATTCTATGTAATTAAATTTTAATTGTCTTTGTTTTTGATGTTAAAACTTGCCCTGGCGTTTTTGTTAACTTTACGTTTTTAAGTTCAGTGTAAATAACACGATATCTCTTTGATAAATTGTTCTTATACTCAGTAAATAAACCAGCTATTTGATTTAAATATCTTTTGGGAATATTTTCACCACCATTTTGTAATATAAAATGTGGACTACTAGTATTTTCTAAATGAAACCATGTATCATTTTGTTCACACGCCCGTAATATTTGGTCATTTTCTCGTTGTGTCTGACCTATTAATAAATCATATGTTTTATCGTTTTCTTCTACGTAAATTGATACCTTTTTCATTTGAATTTTCATAAACTTATGTTTGTAAAAAAACTTCAATTTTTAATAATTATTTTGTTGTAAATTATTAATAATGTCTCCTGTAAGAAAAGTAAGATTTGTTAGAAGTCAACTATTATATATTGGTAATATTGTGGTTTCTGTAAAAAAGGGGGGGCAAATACGAGTCGTTAACAATTGATAGATCTAAAGCTACTAGTTCATCTGTTTTTAATTATTGTACACAAAATGGTCTGATTGGGAGTGTAAGGGGGTCAAATCTAAAAGAAGTAGAAGTTGTAATCCACCAGTTAACGGTGGTAACCCATGTCCTAACGAACTTCTTGAAGAAACAAAGGGGTGCGTTGATACAAATATTACTATCATTTTAATATTAATTTTCTTGTGCTTGTCAAGTAGTAGTTCTATATTCTTTATTAAACCAAAGTAATTACAATAAAACATAACACACTACAAAATAATTTGTTATAAAATATTTTGTAAGTAATTTTAATCAAGTAATTTTAATCAAGTAATTTTAATTAACTACTTTTAACATTTTGTGCAAATTGGATTGTTTCCATTGTTTGGTCACAATATTTTGCTTCTTGTCTAACACAACAAATTGTGATAAATTTAGTAGGTTTCCAATCTTGATTGGCTTCCTTTGCTCGACTACTCAAGTTATCCAGGAATTTAAGTACAGGAATCATTAATGAATTGTTGTTTCCATCGATTTGATTCATTTCATCTTGTGGTTGTACAAAGTAGTTTGGTACCTTATATACTACATTGTATCTTTTATCTATTTTCTGCTTTGGTGTTTCTATAGTTTTTCCATTTTTCAAATTAAAATAGTAAATTAGATGATTAATAGTTTCATTTATATAGAATCCTTCATTTAAAATGTTAAAGACTTGTTCAGATGTATAAGTGTCTTTGTATTGTGGTTTTAAATTTTTCGTAATATTTACAACACCTCCAACTGGTGGTGGTGCCATAACACTTGCTAAAGAAGTATTTTCTATAAATGTATTAAATATATCTAAAGGTGATTCTCTACCAGCTGTATCAACTATTGTAACAAAGCCTCGTTTACCATTTGTAAATTCTATTTCGAATACAAAATACAAATGTGATCTACTTGAATAGGGGTTATTGGGTGTTTGTTTTATACGTTTTTTATCTACTCTATACTCGTCAATCATATCTGTTAATGCATATATATCTTCTACTCGTAATGATTTAATATTAATAAAACTTGGTATTCGTTTTTCAAATTGTGTGGTTTCATCTATAGAAAGATCATTTAACTGTGGTATTTTACCCACTAAATTATGAATTCTTCCAGAAACTTGACGATTATTATAGTTAATTTTATCATAATATTGTTCAAATAAATACTTTAATCGAATATTTTTAACATTTTCTAAATTGGCTAAACCATAATGTAATATACCAGGATTACCCTTAGATCCTAACAAAGTCCAGGTTTTACCACTTCCACTTAATCCATATCCAAAAATAACTACTGAATAACCATCTTGAACCTGTTTAAATGTTGTGTATAGACCGGGACTTATTGATTCAGATGATTCTATAATATCATTTGTATTTATTTGTAGGGTATTACTTGGTGATACTGTGCCACGTTGTCCAGTATATACATCAACATTTGCAAAATCATCTTCAAAAATTCCATAAAATTCACCAAATGATGAACGATCTTTGTATTTTGTATCAGGAACCGATGAACAATCTACGTATAAAGATTTAGTTCTTTTGTTTTCAATTGTTTGTAATTCTATTGAACCTTTTGTTTTTTGATCACCTACTAAAGGTTTTACTCTAATATATATTCTAACAGCTCCAGCTAAATCTTCGTAAATATTTGTCAAACGCATATCTTGTTCTCTATATTCTATTTTATTGATTTCCCAATATTCTAACAGATTAGCAAGATCTTTACAATATGATTCTGGTACTCTAGACCTTGATGATTTTGATTTTAAATATTCAAAATTCGGACTACTTATATAATCAGCTAAATTTAGAAACTTGATGTGATTGTTTATCTCTGTTTTTACTCGTTCAAAATCTTTTTTAATTGATTCCTTTGTTGTATCATTTAGATTTTTAAATGCATCTAGATTATTGGTAATAATATCATCGAGTTTTTTGATAATTTCTTGTTTTCTATAGAAAATATTATTTAGTGATGCAAAATTAGTTACAATACTATAACAATTGTCGTAATCAATTGATTTTTGTATAGGTGTATTTCTATTTTTTTCTAATAAGCCCCTTACTTCTGCAAGTTCCCTTTGTAACTCAGGTATACGTTTATTTATTTCCTTAAGCCTATCTATTTCAGATTGCATTTTATTAATTTGACTACCCTTTTCAGATACAACGCTTTCTAATTTAGATTTTTCAGATGTCATATCTGAAATACTTTGATCTCGTTGTTTGATAATTTCATCTTTTATTGATAATTGTGTTAATTGGTCGTTGATTGTCTTTTTAAGATATGTTTCTACATCTAATATATTTTGCTTTAAACGTTGAATTTCCTTATTTGAAGAGTTGGATTTATTTAATTCTGCATCTAAAACACTTTGTAGATTACCCTTTGCTAATTCGAATTCCTTAAGCAATTTACGTTTTTGTTCATTTACATCAACTCGTGACTTTTCAACCCAAGATACCCATTTTTTAACATATTCTTTTATTGCATCTATAACTTGATCTTTTTCTTGTAACAACTTTTCCTTGCATCTGTTTTTATATCCGTCTAATAAATCCCTTTGTAATGCTGATCGTTTTAATTCTTCATTTGCAGCAGAAAGTTCAGCATTTATTTTATCTATTGCATCTGTTAATTGCGCTACTCTTTGTGTACCTTGTTCTAAACGTTTTTCATAATCTAAAATTTGATCGCCTCTAGATTGTAAATTAGCAAGTGACGATTTTTCACTCGTTAATAAATCATCTAAACGTTGTTGCAACTTGTGTCTTTCTTCAACATCTTGTAGATGTATTCTTTCTAAATCTTCTATTTTAAAATCCTTTGATGCTATAAATTCCTTTAATGAATCTTTATGTTTATTAATACCATCCAAAATAGCTTGGTTTTGATCTACTATTTGTCTACGACATTCATTTACTTGTTCTAAAGCATCATTGTATTGATTTGTAATAGATTCTATTTTATCTTCGTATTGTTTTTTAATTAAAACAATTTGATTAGATTGACCATCATATAGTGTTTTGTATTCTAAAACAGATGATTCTAAAGCACTACCCTTTTCCTTTAATTCAGAAATAGAAGACTCCAACCCCTTATTTTTACCTGTTAATTCTGCAATTATAGAATTTAAATTAGAAAGCGATGAATCAACGTCTTGATTTTTACCAGATAATTCAGAAATTGTAGTGTTAAGCCCTGAAACAGTTGATTCTAAATCTCGATTTTTACTAGATAATTCCGTAACTGATGATTCTAAACCACTATTTTTACCAGATAATTCTGATAGTGTAGATTCTAAATCACGATTTTTACTAGACAATTCTGATAGTGTAGATTCTAAATCACGATTTTTACTAGACAATTCTGATAGTGTAGATTCTAAATCACTATTTTTACCAGATAATTCTGATAGTGTAGAATCAAGATCCTTATTTTTACTAGATAATTCTGATACCGTAGAATCAAGATCCTTATTTTTACTAGATAATTCTGATACCGTAGAATCAAGATCCTTATTTTTACTAGATAATTCTGATAGTGTAGAATCAAGATCTTTATTTTTACTAGATAATTCTAAAATTTTAGTATTAAGTTCTAAAACAGATGATTCTATATTATCTTTTTCTTTATTTGAAGTATTTAGACTTAAAATAGTTGATTCTAAATCTTGATTTTTTTCTGTTAAATATGCAATTGATGATTCCAATTTTTTATTGCTGTTAGATAATTCAGAAAGTGATGTTTCTAAATCTTTATTTTTCCCAGTTAATTCTGAAAGCGATGATTCTAAAGTTTTGTTTTTATCAGATAATTCAGATACAAGATTTTGTATATCAGGGCGAGAATCCTGTAATTTTTCAAGTTTTTGTTGTAATTCTTCTATTGCTTTAATGTGTTCTGTTTTTGTTACAGTATCTTCTTTATGTTCAAACATTTTTATTAAACGTGTCTTGTCTTCATCTGTAAAACCTTTTACTATAGGAATGTGTTCAATAATAGATCTCATACTTTCTGATGAAAGAATATTAAGATCAACTGGTTCTATTAGTTTACAAAGTGTCCCATTTGAATTCACGAAACCTATAACTAGATTATTATCTGAAATAATAAATGCTAGTGCTCTTGACTGTTGAAACTTGAATGGTGTAAAAACAACTTTTGGATATGTTTGTTTGATATAATCTATAATAGATGTAGAATCCATTCTTATTATAGATTACATAGAAATTAATTCTATAAAAAAACTTTTATTTTTCAAGAAATCCTATTATGTTTCCTTGTTCATCAGCCATTATATCTAATTTATTTAAAATAAAACCATCAGATAATAAATTTTTATCTTGTTCTTTTAATATTTCTTCTTTTAACATTGTTTTACAAACTTTATGTTCAGCATCCCATACTAATCCATAATGTGTACATGGTAAGCATCTATTTTCATTAGGATCTAATTGTTCACCCTCTAGACATTGTAATCCTTTTAAAATTTCGATTGTTTCTTCTTTAGAAATAGTTGGTGATTCTTTTAATACTTGCTCTAAAACGGAAGAATCATCAGCTTTTATAACTGTTACACTTGGTAATGTATCTACTATATTTTTATCTATAACTCTTTCTGGCTCAACCTGTTCAATTTTAACGTCTTCCGTTTCAGTTGGTTCTGTAATAGTAGAAATTGTATCTTCTGTAATAATTTGTTCTGTAATAATTGGTTCTGTAATAGTTGATGTTGTATCTTCCGTAATAGTAGAAATTGTTTCTTCAGTTTCAGTTGGTTCTGGTTCAGTTGGTTCTGTAATAGTATCTTCTGTATCTTCTGTAATGGTTGGTTCTATTTTAATAGGTTCTGTAATAATTGGTTCTGTAATAGTTGATGTTGTATCTTCCGTAATAGTAGAAATTGTTTCTTCAGTTTCAGTTGGTTCTGTAATAGTATCTTCAGTTTCTGTATCTTCAATTTCAGTTGGTTCTGTAATAGTATCTTCTGTATCTTCTGTAATGGTTGGTTCTGGTTCAGTTGGTTCTGTTTTAATAGAAATTGTATCTTCAATTTTAGTTGGTTCTGTTTTAATAG